CTCTTCTGTGATGTCCAGTCGCATCGAGGGCAGAACTCTTTCATCAGCAATTCGCCCCGCACTTCAATCCAAAGCAACACTTTTGCACGTTAACATAACGTCCTTCTTTGTCGTGCACGTACGTCCAGTTCAAACCACATGATCCACACTGCAGTCCTCGATGAATTGGTTCACCTTTAGGAGCATTCCACGCCAGGTAATGGTATGAGTTTTCCATCCGCCCCAGGACACGTCCACATTCGCACAAGAATGTATTTTGATTCGCCATCATTCGTCACCCCAGCAGACTTGACACTTACCGTTCCGGTGCTTTGGGTTGCACTTGTCGCCCATGTTTCCATGAATTCGACCGCTTTCTGGAGAGGTATGTTTCGCTTCAGCTCCAAGCGACGTTGACATCGCCCTCAATATTGCAGTTTGCACCCATCGGGATCGGTTTCCCTTGGTACTCTTCTCAGCCAAGAAGTCCAAATAATCGGCTGCTTGGTTGGTTAGGCTCACGGTAATGATGGTTTTTCTCTCTCCCATGTCCCCTCCGAGTCTATTCATATTAATAAATAATTTGTCGCAACGATAATAGAGGATGGTGGATAATAGGGGCGGTAGTGGGTGGGGGCTATTAACAAGAAGAAGGGGTTTACTTTTTACACCAAGTCGTATTGGAGAGGATTGGTCGGGGGAGCCGGCTCGACGTTCTGATTGACCAAGACAACCCCCGACCACCCATGAGATGATACAATGGCTACAAAGAAGACTGCAATATTTACCCTGACTGAACGAATTACAATGTCGGCCGCGGCTACAGATACGTTCGCTACTATTGACATCGCCTCTTACGTTGATGTTGGTGATCGACAAGCACTTCAAATTCATTCGGTCGACTTTATCTTCCAAGGTGCAAGTGCATCCAGCGACATGGTTTCTGATATTGGAAACGGAAGGGAATTCAACGTCCAACTAACGGACCTCAACCGTGGCGGTTTGGTATTCGCTAACGACAGAGCTCTTGTCGCAAGTGGTCGTCTTACTATCGATGGAAATGGTGCCCTTGACAGTGACTCTGATCTTTACCCCGATAACTTCGGTAAAGGTTCAGACGACGGACGTTACGTTGTCAACGACCAACTCTATCTCACTGCAAACGTTACCGGCCTTGTAAACACTGCAAACGTTACCGTACGTGTCAATGCTTCCATCGTTAGCCTAAGTGCAAAAGACTTCATGGCCATTGCTATCCAATCAACTGCAGCTGACAACTGAGGTGTTTACCTTGGTTAAAGTCGAAGGAACATTGGAAGAACTCAAGGCTCTGTTCTTGGAATCTGCAGCAAAGGAAGCAAAGTCCACTGCAAAGCGAGCAGGAAAGAAAGCAGTGAAGAAGGCCGTTAAGACCGTTTCACGTGCGCCCTCTGCTTACAACAAATACATGAAGAAAGAACTTGCACGTCTGAAGAAAGCTCATCCTCGTATGACTCATCAGGCACGCTTCAAGAAAGCAGCTAAGTCATGGAAGGGATCTAAGAAAAAGAAAGGTGGTAAGAAGTGAAAGACGTTATCCTCACTAAAGAATCCGGTTATCTTCAGATCGATAACACTGGAGCCCTTCCCGCTATTGGACCAACTTCCCACAACGTAGGTAATTGGATCCAGTCTTCTTCAAACGTATTTTACCAAGCATTGGAAATTGACATAGCTGGATTAACAGCTCAAGAATTAACCTTCTATCCACTTTCAGGAGACGTACAACGTGGGCCAGTTTCACTTGGTATCACTGGGGGCTTCATCAACGAATGGATGTTTGTAACTGCATCACCTATCGATCCTGAATCAATAGTTCCAGCTTACATGAACTTTGGATTACTTGCAACTGGTTTTATTGGTCCTGTTACCGAGTTCCAAAACATTCTATGGGGACGTGCTTGGACTTGGGCATTGAATACCGCGATCCCCCAAAACTGGGCCGTCCAAGTAAACACGACCAGTCTTGGATCAGGTGAGCCCACCAATGGTGACCGTTTGTATCTTTATCGATTTGTTACTTTGCAGGGTCAAACCCCTCTTTCGGGTTTTGCCGAACTACCTGATGTTCGAGTTATCTTATCGGGCCAAGTTCGAGAAGAAGCAGAATACCAACAACTCATGAGGATGCGTCGCACGTATCAGCTCCAACAATCATACGATGAGGACTAAGCATGGTTTGTAAGCCAACTGATGCTTGCTATATTTACCAAGGTAAGTTAAACACGATTTCTCCTTCGATGGTGACCATCGGGAGTATTGAAGCTAACATCTCAACTGCACGTGGACCGGTGATGGTCGAAAGGTCAAAGGCTGAAGCTATCGATCGTGCGAGTGATAAACTCGCCCTAGTTAACCGGACCTTTAGAGGAATTCCTTTTTTCCGACCATACGTGTTCGGACTGAACTTACTTACTTACGGATTGATTCTTGTCGATCCGTTAGACAGACTGGAATGATTACTATGCCTGAAGAACCAATTGAAGAAACGAAAACAAATACGAAAACCGAACGCTTCGCACAGTGGCTTATGACACGTGAAGAACGACGTGCAGAAAAAGACACAAACATCGAGGCGCTCATCAAGTTGAACCTGATCGCTTCCTTTCTCACTCTCGCTATGGTCGGCGGCTTCGAGGCTGTACGAACTGCTATGGCGTTAGTTCCTTACTTGTGATCGAGTAGAGTCAAGATGAGGTTCAACCTCGTCCACATTGATTCCATCACCCAAGCGGGCGGCGCAAAGTGCGGATCGTCCGACATGATGTTCAACCATTCTTCGAGTTGAGCCTTGAGCCCTTCCACGTGGTTGATGACTTCATTCATGGTCTTCACCGTACCAACATTTGTCGCAAATAAACGGAACCCATAGAGTTGAATGACTCTTCTGTGATGTCCAGTCGCATCGAGGGCAGAACTCTTTCATCAGCAATTCGCCCCGC